CCAGCGTTCCAGCAGGAGAAGTGAAATTCAGTTGCACCGAGAAACCCTCTGTATCAGAGGTGATTTGTTCGATATCCGCCTTCGCCATCTCCAGGATATTCATGAAGAAAAAAAGGGCAGGGGTATTAAAGCCTGCCCTTCATATTTTTTGTTCGTTAAGAAACTCTTTTATCCTTTTTTGTTCTTTCCGGATTCTGCTTTTTTATCAGCCTCCTCTTTCTCCAATTGTGCTAGGAGATCCGCTTCTTCCTTTTCTTTGATCGCTGCCTCTTCTTTTGCTTTTAATTCAGCGGCATCTTTCTCAGCTTTTTCCTGATCAAGACGAGCTTGCTCTTTGGCTGATATCTCTTGTTGCAATTTCTCTTCAGCGGCTTTTTTATCAGCCTCCTCTTTCTCCAATCTCAATCGTTCTGATTTAAGATCTTCTTTTGAAGAGATACGCTTCAGGAATCCTTTTTCAACGAGCTGTTCAGCGTTACCAGGTGGAAACATTTCGTCCGTGCATTCTTCTCCGGAATTCAATATTTTGTTTCCGAGTGCTCCGACGGATAGAGCGATGACAATGTATTTTCCCATTATGCTACCTGATTTAAGGTTATGCTACTGCTTTGAAAGTATATGCCTGATCAACAGCGATCGGGATTGCCAATGGTGATGATTGAATATCAAACTCGTGCGTTGCTTTACGTGGATCAGGGAAATCTCCCATCACGTATTCTCCTTGAACTGGCAACTGGCCGGGCTCTCCAACAAGTTGAGGAACCGCTGCGTGTGCCATCTTGAAGCGAGGCTTCATTGGAATCACGATCACTTTTTTCGCATTCACATATGGTGTCAATGCATTACCGTTGTTCGGATCTTCATAGAACTGAGGATAAGCCCACAACTGGAACTTGTACGATCCAGCGGTGATTATACCGTGGAAAGTTGCGCCGGTGTTCGCATCACGAACAGGGCCTTGCACCGCATCAAGCGCCATGTTGAATAAATTCTGACGTGCTTGAAATTTCGCATTGTTCAAAAGGTCTGCTAATGCAGTTGAACCCATGATGCAATTGAAAATTCCATCCGGCGATTTTCCGAACTGACGAAGGAAGTTTCCGGCAGCTTCGAATTTTGGGAATGGATCGATCGCGTTGGCGAAATACTGACCGGCGCCATCATCAACCAATGATCCAGCTCTACGCTTGTAATCGATTTGGTCAGCATTTTTCAAGGTCACAATTCCAGTCTCCAGGACTTGAGCACATTGCAACTCTTTAGCCCTTTCGATTTTGTCGCGCAAATTCTCCAGGCGATCTGCAACTTTATTCAACAACGCTGCAAAGAGAGGCGACTGAGCATCACCTTGAGCTCCCAATACACGCTCGTACAAATCAAGCTGAGTTGCATCGAAATATTCACGATACAATGGAGGAGTAAATTCCTTCATTGATTGACGTGAGAAATTATTTCTATTGCCTTCTGTTCCACGAAGAACATCAACGGCAATCTTCTCGCCCATTCTTTCAACCTCAATCGAGATATCTTTTGTGGGAGCTGTTACCACCGGAAAGAATCCGCGAAGAAACGAAGTCACCAATGGACGCTCCTGATATACGTCGATCAGAAGTTTTGTAAAAAGTGCTCTTGCTTGAGATGCTGGTATATTAGCCATCGTTAAGTATTTAAAAGTTTCTTAAATCTTTTTTAGTTGTCGTAACCGGTCATCTCGGTCGTTATAATCAGGTTGATACCTAGAGTATCGCTTTTGATCCTGTCCTTCAGCATGCGTCCTGAAACAAGTGTGTCACCTGTCTCGGCTCCGTTGTAAACAACTTTTGCTGAGTCAACATCTCCAGAGATGCACATCACTGCATCAATAGTGGCGCCTGCTGCAACAGTATAATCTTGAGCAAGGATACCTACAGGAAACTGTGAGTTATCAGCTGCAGCTGCAACAAGTGGAATCACTTTGCCGGACGCTGAAACTCTTCCGACCAACGTCCCAGCCAGGAACGTAACAGGAGCACCCCCTGCATTAAACAACTTTACGTTTTCGTATCGGTTGTTGTAGATGAAGATTTTCGCAACTTCAGAAGTAACGTGAAGCTGATTACTCGTTTGAACTGTTGTGTTCTGCGATGCCATGTTTAAATGGTTTTAGTTTTTAGTCCGACACTTTTTCTTACAGATGCCTCCAAGGCCGCGAGCTCTTTTTCAGTTTCTGTCTTTTCTGCGAGCGGAGTTTCCTCATCGGTCCTTAATGGAGCTGCGCTAGAAGCGGTGAGCTTCTTCAATGCTTCAGGACTAACTGCCTTAGCAGAAAGTTCTGCGATCTCTGCTCCGGAAATCGCTTTGCCAGATTTGATTCCAGCATCGACGGCAGCAGCATCAATATTTCTGAAAGCTTCCCAGCCACGGATTCTGTCACGCTCCTCAGCTGAACCAAAAGCTTTACCTTCTGATATTGCTTGTGCGTACAGTTCGGGATGAGCTGCTTTTAATTCTTCAAGTGTTTTCATAACATGTTTAGTTGGTATTGGTTTTTTTTCCGTAGGCGAACCACCATCTGCGTCTATGCTTGCAGCAATTTTCATTAAGTTGCTGTAGGCGGTAATCTGTGAAGGATTCAATTTCACAATCTTGTTAACTAGGCGAATTGCCTTCGCTTCTTTTGCAGTCAACCAAACTTCAATCCTTTGATCAGGATCAAAAAGGTCTTCGATTGTTACGCCCTTCAGCTCTTTCAACTTTGCAGCATCAATTCGAGCAGCAAGTTTGGCCTTTAAATCTTTGTTAACGCTGTCTAAAAATTCCTGCTGTTCAGGAGAGTTAACAAAACCATCAGCCCTGTGAAGGTGAATTCTCGAAACATCGAGACATTCAACGTAATCAGAAAATACTGGCAAGTAAGCTGAGAATGAAGCCGCAACGCCATCGACCTTTACGTTTACCGGGGTTCCATGCTCTTTCATCTTAGCAATGATCCCCCATCCGGCAAACACAGATCCACCCGGCGAGTTAACGCGAATTGTTATATCCTCTGACTTATTCTCTTCCATTTGAGAAATAAGCTCCTGAGCTACGAAATCGTATACACCAGAATACAGATACAGTTCTTTCGCCATGTCATGACAAAGGGAAAAATTTTACAACGCTTCAAAAAAAAATGTCCCGTGATGCGGGACAAAAAGTTCAAATCGTTTTAGTTTTGTAAAACCTACCTGTCGTATGGCAAAAGAAAATCAGAATGAAATTCGGGTGCGTGGTGTATCCGGAAGAGTAGCTGGAGATCTTCAGAACATTGCTAAAAATACTGGGATAACTTTAACGGACTTTTTGAAATTCAAATTTCGAGAGATCGTTGAATCGTATCCTCCTCACATGAAGAAGGCTCCTTCCGAAGAATGAAAAAAAAGTTTTTATTTGGATGAAGTATTAGGCTCCTTCGGGGGCTCGATGATTCCTAGTTGTTTTGCTTGCTTTATTTCCTCGGCGAACTGTGCCATGTTCTGATCCGACTCACCACCGTTCAACGCTTCAGTTGCAGCCTCCACCGTCGTCAATGGCACCATCGCACCAGCAGGGCCAAGCTTAGCACGCTCTGCATTTACTTCTTTCAACGGATCGATATGAGGCACGGAAGCGCCGACAAAACGAGCGGTCCTGTAGGCCTCCAAAACAAACCAATTATTTTGTTGTCTGGCTTTGAGATATCCTGGAGCTTGAACTTTGTTTTTCAGAATTTCAACATCAAGGAAGAAGTTATAAACATTCTGATAGAAATCAGCGCTGAAGTTAGATCGCTCTACAGTTAATGTATGTTCCCAGTCTTTTAATGCGGCACGACTCGCGGAAAAATTACTATCGTACTTCGAATAGGCGACGTCTGGCGGAATGTTCACAGCTGCGCATAACAGGTTTCCATTTACTGAGAAGAAATCTTTAAAGTGCAATTCACCATCTGACTTCAGCGCGTTCATTTTCGCGCCTTGCGGCAGATTGAACGCCTGTTTATTTGTACTCATGGCAATGGTGTTAGCCATTTCTCGGCCCTGCTGATCAACAGGAATTTCATCGGTATTTCCGTCAGCCGAGAATGCGCGGGCCATCCTTGCAGCTAATGGATTCTCACCGGTACCTCCAAGTTGGTGCTCGATAAAGTAAGCGATTTTCTGTCTCTCTTCAGCGCTGCCGAGTGTAGCTTCTTTATATCGTTCCAATTTTTTCAACGTCTCGAGCAAGGCCGTAATTAGCGGCAACCCTCGAACGCCGTCAAGACGATATTCAAATCCATAAACGAGAAAGGCCGTTACCAGGTCACCCTCTTCAGAGCGAGCCGGAATTCTCTGCACATCATAAGGATTCGTGCGAACGTCTCCATTGCTAATATTTCCTTTGCGAACATAGTAAGCGACGTGTTTCCCCTCTGGAGAAAGTTCAACTCCATTCCGAATCTCGTTTCCATTAGAAAGTGATTGCGCATAGTATTCATCACCAAACAATGGGGAAGTCACGTGTGCGCCGTCCACAACTTGAATAGTAATCTTATCGTCCTTATAACGCAAAATGACAAGAAGATCTCCCCCGAGTTTAGCGTGGAGAAAAACTCGATCGGCGATACGATTTAAGTTTCGCATGCTTGCGTAGTCAATGTTCTTAGATTTAGCAAGCACACTCCACCGAGCTTCAACTGTTTCGTTAAAAAATTCTGTGTCTATTTTAATCCCTTCCTGCTCCAGTACTCTCTTTACTGGTTCAGCCTGAAGTTTTAACCCGGAACCGATTACCCATTTGGTAAACTTTTTTAGAATCGTTTGCGCCACATCACTTTCGATGTAGGCTTGATACGATCTATATCGCAGTGCCAAATAATCGGGCCGGTAGTTTTTGATCGGACCTATCTCTCCGAGGTTTTTTTCACCATTGAAACTTACAGGATACAATCGATATCCTGGACCGCCAAGAAAGGCCTTAGGACTTTCTACGATAGCAACTTTCTCAGTCGGCGATTTTAGACTGTTTGTAAGGTCAATCCAGTATTGTTGTTTCTTATCTACCATTGAAACCTCCTGTGAAATTTTTGCTATCAACCAAACGCATCACTCGACCATTGAGTTTATTGATATAAAGTTGTTTGATGCCTTCAAAGGCTTCGATCGCAGCCTGTACTTCTTTCGGGCTTCTGTACATCGAACGGATTTGAGTTTGACCATCATTAAGTGAGTACTCAGCAACGTTGCCAGTCGCAGCGGACTTTAATGCTGACGATAATAATCCATCAATCACAGCGTCAATGCGCGTGATTTTATCCTTCAATGTGGAAGCACATTCAATGTAGATATCGGCTGAATCAAAAGTTACCATCGGCTTAAATGTAAAATATTTTGTTGGGACAAATTCATAACGTCTTGATCTGGGTAATTTTTGCGGATGCGATTGAAGCAGTGCTGGTAGTTGCTGGGACTCCGCCTCCGGGAGTGGGTGGGGAAGGAGGGCCGGTCCCCGCCGTCGGATGCATGTGAGCATTGAAAGCGTTGACAAGATTGTTGTGATCAGTTTTTAATTGATTGAAGCCTGTCTCCAAATCCTCAAATCGGGTCATATGCTTTGCAGTGCCGCCGATTTCGCAGGTTCCATCACTCTTCAGCCATATAAAAAATTTCTCAACTCCATCTTTGTCGGTTGCATAAAATCTAGTTTCTCCGATCGCTGCCTTCTGGTTTTTATTGATGTATCCGAATAAAACGGTTTCGCCTTTCACATCGGTCTGAGCGTAAACTGCGATCATGTCTTTGATCGGATTCGAATCGATTCCATATGGAGAAGCTTCGAGTGATGTCTGAACATCATCCTTACCGTAGCGAAGAAACTTTACAACACGTCTCTTGTACTTGTCAAGGGTGGCTGATATCGTTTTTACAAAAAGTACCATTTCAATGTAAATTGATTCCCGCGAAAATGTATTTCGGCGTTTCTCCAGAATAGACTTCTGGTAGCACGCATGTTAATGTGGCTGTTGTGCTTTTGTTGTCACCTTTAAATTCAATTTGGTCAATAAACCAGGTGGTCCTTTTATACAAATACACTTCTGGATTAATAACCGTGATCAAATTGTTGGGCTTGATAATCTTTCCATCTATTTCCCACCGGTCAGTTGTAAAAACCAACTTGATATTTTTTAATTCAGCGGAGAGTGCATTTTTTGCCGCCAGCTCAGTGTCGATATCATCACCAGAGTTTTGCAATATTACCCGTGGACGAAAGACATAAGGCACATACGGATTTTTTACCTGGCTTTGTCCGGCGTTACTGTTTCCGTTGCTCTTTGTGCTTTGTTGCTTGATCACGGTGATGTGCGAATGCATCGCTTGTCCATCAAATGAAAGAGACATTTCTGGACACGGTATTCCATCACCGCCATAGTTTAAGATTGGTGTCTTATTCGTTTTGGCCCTTGTGAATAGTAGATTTCCTTTTTCGTTGTGCGAGATGATGATATTTTTTTGAGACGCCAGCTCTGAAAGAAAATTCTTTATGCTCTCGGATGGAGTTGCCTTGGTGACATCAAATACATCGTTCATTTTTCCAGCAACCGAGGGATCCACTTGCACAGTCAGTCCAAAAGGAGCTGCAAGTTTGGTTGCAATTTGCTTCAGTGTAAGGCCGTTGAACTGCAAGTAATCTGACGGTGATGGTTGAATTTGACAATCCTCGAGTACTCCAGGAAGAGAATATCCAGCGACGGAAACTGGTTGTCGAATTGATGAGCTATTGAAGTTCTCCGCTAAAATAGTTCCGGTGAGTAGCAGCTCACCATTGTGCTCAAGCGTAGCCATATGATAATGACTAACGCAATACAATTCTTTATGCTCAATGTAGTCTGGGTCAAAATAACCATTGAATGCAAACGTTGATGCGACTGAGTCATATCTTAGGTTAACATTGAACTTGTCGAACTTGTCAACCTTTCGGGTGCGGATCCTATCGTTGATCTTCAGGATCATACGTAATACAAAATCTTGCGACCTTTCTTTATCGACAGTAATTCATTTAGCCCGATGTTGTTGGTGACAATCAAGTCGTCAAGCGTGCTATCTTCAACAGTCAGTCCATAGAAACGATGGGCAAGTAGGACAATATTTGTGTCCTCCTCCACTAACACGGACCTTTCTTGCTTTGAGTCAATTGCGATTAACAGAAGGTTTGATACAGTAAGGTTTACTATTTCGTTTAGAGCGATCATACAATCAACATCCGGAACATAACTTTCAGGCGTTCCAGCAGTCGTTGTTTGTAAACTGTCGAGATCAGCCAGATAGGTATTGTACGAAGTAACGATGTAGTTTATGACGGCAACAACTTCGTTGCGACTTTTGTAATCTATATTCGTAACCGCTGCAGTTGTCAACGCTGCAACCATAACTCCACCATTATGCTCGTACACCTTTTTGTCACTTCTGTTAGTAACATTCTTTAAAGTAGTCCGAAGAACATTAAATTGATCAACCAATGTTTTGATCCGATTCTTAACTGTATTGACGAACATCGCCGGGTAGTTGATCAGTGCTTGGATCTTGATCATCGCCTGAAGCGGAAACGATGTGATTTTTAGAACGGCAGCAGTCGCCTCATTGAAGATGTTGAAATATTTTTCAGCGTCAACGGTTAGTTTCACAGCCTTTTTGCCTACCGCATAAGTTGAGCCGGTCCAATTGATCAGTTTGCTAAGGTCCTTTGAAGTGGGTTTAACGTTGGTGACAAATGAATTCGAGAACTTTTCACCCAACGGGGTCGTTTTTGACAGGATCTTATCTTGGGGGTTGACAGACGTTTTCGGGCTTTTGTCAATGATGGTTTCAACTACGCTGCCGGTAATTTTTGTGATATTGTATTTTGAATTGTCAAAAAGCAAATCAGTAGGTTGAACTGAAATCGTCCCATAGAAAGGGTGGGAGATTGACCATGGGCGCGGATCATTGGCGGATTTTTCAAACTTGTCAGCATCATCAAGATTATTATCACCTTGAAAATACAATTCAAGATTATACTTGCGACCCTTTGGCGTTCCTCGATTAACTAACGTGCCTGCGGTGTCGGGGAAATTAAACTCCGCCACGTTGTACTCAATAGCTTTTGTTGCATTCAACCACTTAGGTTTGAATGATTTATTGTCACCGGTGACAATAATGAAGTCCGTATTTATTTTTTCAATCCAACTCACTTGCTTAGTATCCTTTCTATTTGACGTTTTGCCTCAGCTACATAGAAATCTTCGAGCTTCTCAGATGATTGATACGATGCACGCTGCATGAATCCTGTGGCGCGTACATTTACTGACCTGCCTTCCTCGAAAGTGTATATCGGTTTTTTCCTAATCTTCAGCCTACCTCTAACCACAGCAATTCCATCAATCCGCCATAGTATTTTTTTAGAATTATTCCCGATTACAAATCCACCCACGCCAGCTTTTTTCACGGCTGCAATAAAATTTTGTCGTTGATTTCCACTTCCAGTATTCGAATGGATAATATTTTTTATTGATGACAATCTGTTTCCTGGACGAACTGGACGAGCCTCGTTACCTCCTCGAGCAGTGTTTGTCGGAATGAACGAACGGTGTTTAATCGAGCCACCGTGCTCTTGTTGTTCAAGGTCATTCACTGCATAATTACTGGATCCCGTCAAGCTTTGAGATGTGAATCCAACGACTGACTTCATCTTTCCGATATCAAAACCAGTGGCCATCTCTACTCTGCTATTGGCTTTGAAAAAATTCGGAACGCGGTTTTTGAATGCGGCATCAGCACTTTTCGGCATTGTATTCTGCTTAACATCAAAAGCAACTTTATTCAATGCACTGCGAATCGCCACTGGCAATGCGGACCGGTGGATTCTTTCCAGTTTATTGGTGAACGCTACAACATTATTTGTGTCGATATTAAGCTTCATACAGGACCGTTACCCAGCCGCGATTAAAACCTACTGCGTCGTAATTGTTATTGTCGAACTTTGACGAAGCTCCATTCAATCCATGTCCTAACGTGATTCCGAATCCTGGATCAGGGCCAATGCTACTTATCCCAGCGTTAACATTGATGGCGTTACTAGGTGAGTCGAGTGGAAGCGGGAAACTTGATGCGTCGTCAATGATCATTGCTTGCACCATCCGAATTTTTACATAGTTAGCACCAAGTCCATGAAGGACAACTTTTGAACCTGATCCGGATCCACTTCGATCCATATTCCAATCTCCAATTTGAATCACTTTTGTAAGCAACTGCGGTCCTCCTGCTGGAGCATTAACAAAAAGCTTTTGCATGGCCAGGAAGAATTGAAAGCCATCGGCGGAATTCTCCGGAAGATTATTGAATGCAATACCAGAAGCATTCATCAATTTCTCAAAGAACTGAATCATATCTCCTAGTAAGACTTCATCTACTGGAGTTCCAGCGGTCATTCCTTTGTCTTTCACTCGACCATATGGATAACTTCCACCTGGTGCTACGATGTTTGCTTTGCCTGATAACGGACGTGCCATGTTTATATATAGTTAACTAGTAAATATCCAACCATCTGAGCAGGCTTAACCCGAAGGATCAGCTGACGAAATTCCACTTTCCGATCGATGGAAATGTTCGCGAATGATCCTACCGTATTGCCTCCAATAAAAAACGTGCTTCTTAGATTTGATCCTTCATTGAAATCGATGTCTTCACTTTCACTCAGGCTATTAACAATTTTTGTCCATAGTGATTGCCTGTAATCTCCCAATTGAAATTCAGCAAGCTGTAACTCGCCGAGCTGAACAACGTCATATGCTGATAGTATAACCTGAATTGGTGTTTTAGTTACGTATCCGCCCATGCCATCATCAAATCTGTTTTCGTGCACATAGGCATTGAAACCTGCAGCCTGCAGCTGTCCTTCTAAAAATCGATAGTTCTGTCGAGCTGGAACGTTTGAAAGTCCCATCTTCCTCTTGATGGCAGCGCGACGATCGGCAAGGGGAACGGCCAGATTAGTGATCATTCCTAAGCGACTCTCCCAATCAGTTGCGTCGCTTGTTGTGAAATTTAAGTTATCCGGGAGAGCACTATCCAAAATTGACAAGGCATCCGCATAAGCTCTACCTTCACTTGCTGCTATGCCGCGATGGAGTTTTTCCATCGCTGAGTTAGCGGATATTCTGAATGCGCGGCCAGTCGGATACAACTGCTTTGTCAATTTCAATATGGTGTCAGTATAACTCAAGGGAATGTTACAGTAGCGAGACTTGGAATATTACCATCGATGAAAGTGTATGTTGCTGTGACAACTGTATTCACTTTCAGCGTTACCGAAGTAAACACGCAACCGGGCTTCGTGTTGATGATTGTATTAATAATTTTATTTACATCAATCACATCGTTACGCTCTTCGACAATATCGATCGAAGCAACGAACGGTCTGATTTTCGACAGTTCCAGTCGAAGCGCATCTGTTATTGCGGTCTTCTCTCCAGCAGTTAATCCGACGGAACCGTTTACTACAATATCAATCGTCTTAATAACAACTGGCAAATAATGTACTTGATGAACTCCCAATGGCCTGCGTCCGCGTTCTAGCAGTGGCTTTGTTGTATCCGGATCAAGTTCGACAACGCTCTGCACAGCTGTAAGTATTGCTGGAGTAGGCGTTCCGAACCCATCACTAGAATCAATAGGTGTTGCCTCTACAAACAAATTGATTTCATTCGGTGATC